AAAGCCATAGGCGCAGGCAAACAGCGTGTTATTTTAAAACATGACTTGGCAAAGTATTTTTCCCTAAAAGCAAAATAAACCCTAAATACTCGCCAGAATTGTACATAATTAATACAAATTTACTGCTATTTGCAGTTGCTAAAAGTATTTAATTAGTAGACAACTGGCCGCAGCAAATGGATGCAGCAACGACAGGCAGGCGGTTAACCTCTTCAAAACCAGCAAATAATGGTAAACATCCGGGGGGCAGACCTAAAACTGTATTTGACCTAGATTTAGTTGAAAGGCTTGCTGCAATCAACGCAACTAAGGATGAAATGGGCATTGTATTAGGCTGTAGCCACGATGTAATAGATCGGGCAATGCGTGATCCAGAAAGCGAGTTAAGCGTTGCTTTTAAAAAGGGCAAGGCTAATTTGAAAACCTCGCTGAAGCGAAAACTCGTAGAGCAAGCACTAGAAAAAGACAATGTGGTCAGCCTAATCTTTGCTTTAAAAAACATTTGCGGCTTTTCAGATCGTGCAGAGGTGAACGTGGAGCACAGTGGCCATGTGGTTACTGATGAGAAGAAATTAGTGCAAACATGGCGCGAAATGCTTGGTTCACCGCAAAGCACCAACAATTAGTGGATAAAGAAGCGAAAATTAAGGCAATGTTTGGCCTGATGCTGCCCTACCAACAACGATGGGTTGCAGATGATTCTCGCTTTAAGATATGGCTAAAGTCTCGGCAGATAGGCGGTTCTCTTGGATCAGCATTTGAAGCAGTAGCTGATTGCATCGACAAACCTAACACAGATTGGGTTGTGCTATCGGCAGGCCAAAGGCAGTCAGAAGAATGGATGGTTAAAGGGCACAGGGTCGCTAAAGTTGTCTCTGATGCGCTAGATGCTGGAAAACCTGATTGCCGCACTTCTGAAGTAAGATTTAGCAATGGATCGCGTATCCTTGCACTGCCTGCCAACCCCGAGACTGTGCGCGGTTACTCTGCAAACCTTGTGCTAGACGAGTTTGCATTCCATGAAAAGCCAGACCGCATTTACGAGGCAATTTATCCAGCAATCTCTAACCCATTGCGAGGTGAACTGAAAATCAGGTTAATCAGCACGCCAGCCGGTAGAAATTCCAAGTTCTTTGAAATATGGGACAAATCTAAGGAATTGGGCTTTGTGCGTCATACAACTACGATTCACACGGCAATCGAGGAGGGGTTGCCTATGGATGCGGAAGAATTAAAGCGCGGCTTGGATGATCCCGAATCATGGGCACAAGAATATGAGTGCGAGTTTGTGGATGCTGCCAATGTCCTGCTGCCTTACACGCTTATTGACGAGTGTGTAAGTGATGAAGCGACAAAAGACTGCGATGCACAGGGAGCTAATCCTAAGTTTGTGGGCATAGACATAGGCCGCAAGCATGATCTAACTGTTTGTTGGACACTGGAGAAAGTGGGGGATGTGCTTTGGACTCGGGAAGTGTTGGCATTGCGTGATACTCCCTACCATCTGCAAGAGGAGTTGTTGAGCGAGAGAATCAACAAGGCAAGCTATGCTGCCATTGATTCGACAGGCATTGGCAATGCACTAAGCGAGTCTCTGGCCAATCGTTTCGAGTACAAGCTAGAACAGTGCAACTTCACGCAGGGATTCAAGGCTAAGATATTCCCCGGTTTACGCAGGTCATTCCAAGCTAGGGCACTAAGGGTGCCGCGTGATCCTGCGATAAGAGAGGATTTGCACAGTGTTAACGAGGTGACTACTCCCGGGGGCAACAAGCAGTATCGTGCACTTAGGCGAGCAGATGGGCACGCGGACAGGTGCACAGCCTTGGCACTTGCTAACTACGCATCTGTACTTAACCAAGGCACAGGTGCAATTTCTGACACTGACAACATAATGCTAGGCAGGGCGCGACTGTCTGGATTAAGGCCGACACTGGTATGATTGCAGAATTAAGTAACCGCATAGGGCAGATATTCACGGCCAAAGAGGAGCGTAATGGATCAATTGCCAAGCGCGTAGTAGCTCCAAGCACAAGAGACAGGCTTGAAAGCAACGCATTGGGCAGCAAGCAATCACCTGCCAATGTCATTGCAATTCTACGTGCAGCCCTAAGCGGGGATATCAAACAGCAGTACCAAGTCTACGAGTTAATGGAGGACTCTTGGGCTAGGCTGGCAAAAAACCTGCATGAGCTAAAAAGCGCAGCAGCCTCTGCAAAATACACAGTTATGCCTTACAGTGCCAGAGGCGAAGACCCTACACCAGAGGCGCAGGATAGGGCCAAGTTTGTGCAGCACTGCTTGGACAACTGGAACGGCAACCCTGTAGCTAACACAAACGGGTTCAAAGATGCTGTTTATGATCTTTGTGACGGCGTAGGCAAGGGCTTTTCTGTGCAAGAAATCATTTGGGAAGCGTCCAGCGAAGGCATTCGCCCGAAATCAACATATTGGCTGCACCCTCGGTATTATGGCTACCCATTTGACGAGCCTAATTTGATGCTGGCACCAAATGCAGATGGTGTCTATGAAGAATTTCCCGAAAACAAGTTTTTGATTGCGATTTACAAGAATAGATCAGGCAACTCGATGGGCTACGGTCTGCTTAGGCAGTTGGCCTATTGGTGGAGTGGTCAGAACTATTGCCGCGATTGGCTGCTTAACTTTGCACAGGTATTTGGCCAGCCTTTGCGTTGGGCAACCTACGACCCCGGTGCAGCAGCACACATCAAGAATGATATTGCTGATATGCTCGAAAACATGGGGGCAGCAGCATGGGGAGCGTTCCCAAGTGGCACGCAGGTAGAGTTTAAAGAGGCAGGCAAGAGCGGACAGGACAACCCGCAATCCTACTTTATTGATTTAGCGGATAAACTGTGCGACATCGCTATCTTAGGCCAAACACTGACAACTGACGTTGGCGATTCTGGCAGTAGAGCACTTGGGGATGTGCATCAAGATGTGCGTACATCGCGCCTGCAAGATGTGTGCAATTTTGCTGCTAACACAATAAACGAGCAGCTAATCCCTGCCATTTGCGAATTGAATTATGGGCACCATGAACAGGCCCCGTATGTTGTGCCTGATTTGGCTGGCCCCGGCGATCCTACGACAGAGGCAACACGTGATCAGATTCTGCTAAACAGTGGCGTAGCCATGCCTAAACAGTGGTTTTATGACAGGCACGATGTCCCTGTGCCAGAGGCTGACGAGGATGTGATTGCACCGCCTGTTGCCCCTGCGCCTGTTGGCCCTGCCTTTGCAAAAGATGCTGTTGTTGATGCTGCATCACGTGCAGAACCGACATCTAGGGACAAACTGCTTAACAATGTCATTGAGGATGTTACAGGAGTCAGTGAGCAGTGGCTTGCACCTGTTAAGCCTGCGTTTATGCAGTTAGTTAACAAGGCACTGTCTGATGATGTGTCTGACGAAGATTTAGAGCAGGCAATAACAAGGGCTGCTGACACAATGCCAGAGATGTTTGACCAACTAAACACAAAGGCATTGCAAGAGGCGATGGAGAGAAACATGGGGGCAGCAATGGTGAATGGCGCCAACAAACGATTTGAACAGTCGCCCCTGCCCAAGTTGGAAAAGTGACAATGGCAAACATCAAAAACGGGATAACTGTGCAAGTGCCTAATTTTAGCGCACTGAAGCTAGACAGTGATGCCGTTACTGATGTGTTGACCATTGGAGCAAGGGCAACTAGCAACTACCTAAAGAAGTTCTACCGCGAGAAGGACAGCAAAGAGCCGAATAAACTAGGCGGCAGGCGCACGCATTTTTGGAATAGGCAAGTTGGTGGCAATGTCCAAACGCCAAAGACTGAAGGCGACAAGGTAATAGTGGCAATTGACAACTCTATTTTGCCGCACAAGGTAAAGGGCGGGACAATCAAGGCAAAGCGCACAAAGTATCTGACAATTCCGCTGATTGCAGAGGCTTACGCAAAGCCTGCACGCAGTTTTGATGATCTGATATTCATAGAGTCAAAGAAGGGCAACAAACTGTTGGCAAAGCCAGAGAAGAAAAGCAGCACTGCCCGAAAGTTTAACCCTAAAAGCGAGGCAAAGAAGCGCAAGCCAAACACTAGGAGGCAACAAAGAAGTCAGCAGCCTCTTGGCCTGCGTGTTGACAGACCAAGCCCACAGCCAGAGCGGGAAGAGAGCAAAATCACACCTTACTATCTGCTAAAGGAGCAAGTAACGCAAAAGCCTTGGCCAAATAGCATCCCAAAGGATGAGCAGATCAGCGAGGTAGCAATGAAGGCAATGTTACGGAGGATTGAAAGGCTAACAGAAAGGAAAGCTGCATAATGCCTTTGCCAACTCCTAGCAATGAAACACGTGACCAATTTACCGACAGATGCATTATCGACCCTGTTATGTTGCGGGAATACCCTGACGACAAGCAGAGGTTTGCAGTCTGTATTAGTCAGTACAGTGCAGTGCAGGCTAAAGAGGACAAGCCACTTAATAAGCCATTTCGCACGCCAGACGGGCCGCGCAAGTTTGCTGTTTATGTCAAAAACGACAAAGGCAATGTTGTTAAAGTTACCTTTGGCGATCCAAACATGGAAATTAGGCGGGACGATGACGAGGCTAGGCAGAATTTTAGAAAACGATTCCAGTGCGACACAAACCCCGGCCCGAAATGGAAGGCTAAATATTGGTCATGTCGTATGTGGGAGTCAGGCAAAACAGTTGACGAAGTGTTGACTGCTGAATACGTAGAAAAGGAATACAACGAATACATGGCTAAGCGAACATATCCAACAAGCGGCATTGTTCATGCAATTAGTTCGGAGATACTAGGCGACGATCTGCCTAGTGACATCCAATACCTGCCGCCGGGGCAACACAGCATTACGGCAAGCAAGAACGGCAAGCCTGCTGATTTAACTTTAAATGTAACTGCTAAAACCGCAGACAGGCTGCAAAAATCCTACGAGAAAATCACAGCAGGAGATCGGGAGCAGGTTTTTATTGATTTCAACCACGACGACAAGGAGGCGAGTGGTTGGGTTACTGGATTCTATTGGGCAGGTGATGACGCAGAGGAGGGCGGCGTGCGTGCCAAAGTAGAATGGACAAGCAAAGGCGAGGAGGCCTTGCAAGGTAGGAATTACCGCAAATTTTCCCCGACATTTACCCTTAACGCTAAGGGAGAAATAGACGGGACAACTTTAAATGCAGGAGGTCTTGTTAATCGGCCAGCGTTTAAAGACATAACACCGATTGTTGCCACTGACGGCAGCGATCAAAACGTAAAAAGTCAAATGGACGAAGAAAAAGAACAAATGACATCGGGCGAGTACGATAAGGAGAAGCTCATGTCTCAGTTGGCCGAAAAAGACGAGGAGGTCAAATCCTTAAAGGCCAAAATAGCAGCACTAGAAGAGGACAAAGACAAGGATAGCGAAATCGCTGCCAAATCTGCCGTTGATCGTGCTGTAGAGGAGGGACGAATCCCGGCAAAAGATGAAGAGGTTAAAGCCAAATGGGTTAACACCCTAAAGGCAGACCCCTCTGCAATTTCTTTGCTTAATTCAATCCCTGTAAACCCTGCACTGTCGCGTGTGGTAAACGCCAAGCGTGACAGCAACAAACAATTCGCAACAAACCAAGAGGAGCAGATGCGTGCAGTTAACGAGTATAAGGCTCAAAACGGCACATCGTTTGAGGCTGCTTTCAATGCGGTTCGTTACGACAAACCTGAACTGTTTAACTAAAAGATAAAATGGCTGGTACATTAACTAGAGACGTAGCGATCTTTTCGTTTGAAAGTTCGGCAGACTTAACCGGCAAAGAAGGTTATGCAGTCGAGGTGGAAAGCGGAAAGGTAGAGCTTTGGGATGGCACTGGGGAACCGTTTGGCGTTGTGCTAGATGGCGAAACCACTGCCGGGAGAAATACGGTTGCAACATTTGCGGCTGCAAGCGGCACTGTTAAGGTGAAGCTCGCAGGCACTGTTACTGCTGGAATGTTGTTGGAGATTGCCTCTGGAGGCAAATTCCAAGAGCGCACTGGCACCAATGACAGTTATGCAATGGCAATCGAGGATGGTGTTGCTGATGAAATGGTTGAAGCGGCATTGTGCAAGTACAACAAGTAATTGTTTAAGGAGATAATACAATGGGATTAAGATCAGAAGCATCAGTTAACCCGACATTAACCAACTATGCATCAGGCGTTGTTAACGACCTGACAAGTGCAGTTGCAGAGTTCATTGCCCCAACGGTAACTGTTCCTGCGACTATCGGGCAGTATAAGGCATACGACAACAAGAATGCCTTTCAAACCTATGACACCTCAAGGGGCGTAGGTGGATCTGCGAAACGCATCTTTATGGATGTAAGCGAGCCAACATACAACTGCATTCCGCAAGCTCTGGAAATCACAATTGACGATTCCGAGCGTGACGCAGCAGGTACTACTAACCCGCTTGATTTGGAACAGGCCAAGGTGAAGACTCTTGTGCAAAGCTCTGTGCTTTCGCATGAGAAAGATGTGTTCACCACAATCAACGCTGTCGTAACCTCTGACACTTCAACAACTGTTGGTGGTGGTTCATTGGGCGATTGGAGCAGTTCAAGTGTCGATCCTATCGAGCAGCTTGATTCTTTGATTGAAGGCATTGCCAAGGACACTGGCCAGATGGCTAATGGTATCCTGATGGGAATGGGCGCATGGCGTTTGTTTCGTGCTAACGACAAAGTTGTAGCCAAGCAACCCGGCGCCGCTCTTATTGGCCTAAATGTTGGTCAAGCCTCTTCAATGCTGGTTAACCCCGGTATTGAGATCAAGGTTGGCACGCTTGCCTACGATACCACTAAGCAGGGCAAAACACGCAGCAACGCTTTCGTAAACGGGAACGAGGTCTACGTGTTTGTCCGCAGTGGTAGTCCAACCATTTATGATCCAAGCGCGGTTAAAACCTTTGCTGGCGGTCGCGGTGGTGTTAGTGCGGTTCGTCAATATCGTGACGAGTCAAGCAGAAGTGATGTTTATGCGGTTGATTGGAGCCGTGACGTTAAAGTCACCTCTAGTATCTGCATTAAGCGCACAACTGCTTCCTAATGGTTAAGGGGCAGGGAGGTTTTACTAATTTGCCTCCCTGCCTCTCTTTTAAAAAAATTAGAAACAGAGGAATTTAAAGAAATGGGAAATCCGCTTTGGTGTAACAACGTAGTGCCAACAGGCGCAGGCACGGGCCGCGTCAGCCAGACAGGCGAGCAATCAATTGCCGCCAACTCTAGTCGCACAAGCATAACTTTACAGAATTTAGGCACAGACGAAATCTATGTTCGCCTTGATGCCACCACACCAACATCGTCCAACGCACATTACATTCTTGCAGCACCGGCAGCTAGTCTTGGCGGCGACGGAGGATTTTTGAAAGTAGACGGGTATGTTGGGGCAATGAAAGTGCACGCCGGGGGCAGTAGCTTCACCGTACAAATTGTTGAGTATCA